TCGTTCTACCAATGGTATGAGTGGGACGAGGCACATGGGTACCACACCACCTCCTACCTGGGTAGGGTGGCATGGACTAGTGACGAACTGTCTGAAGCTGATGAAGTTCTTGCAACGAATCAAGCGATCGACGAGATCATCGAGCTAGACTTGACTGGAAACTACAAAAAGGTTGAATCGAGAGAAAGCTGAAAGTTCGAATCTTTCTATTTCTATTTTCAGCCGAACGGGGGGAGAGGGGTCGCACTCTCGACACCCCCCGGGCTTCGGCCGTCCACCTCATATTTAACCCAGAGGGGCATTTTCGGTCGGGATTCGGACCAGGCCACGCGATTCGCACTCGACGCGTTTTCTTGTGTGTTCCTTTCCGCGTCGGGAGGGGTTGCTTGAGTCGCGTGGTCCGACCTGAATCTCGGTCGAACTCTATCACAACATATCGTCGCAGGGGTGAAACTCAATGCCGCGCAAGGCAAAGCCTATTGAAGTGCCGAAGAGGCCGCCCCGTTCCCCGGAAGAGGCCGAGGATCGTCTAATCTCTCTGGCAACCACGAGGGCTGAGATGATGCTGGCCGAGGGTACGGCGCCTCCGTCGGTTGTTATCCACTATCTCAAACTCGGTACCAGTCGCGAGAAGCTCGAACAGGAGCGACTCCGATCCGAGAACAAAATGCTCAAGGCCAAAGCCGAAGCGCTAGAGGCTTCAGCTAGAGGCGAAGAGGCGTACGCAGAGGTACTTAGAGCGTTCCGTGCGTATTCCGGCGGTGGTGTCGGTGAGGACTTACTCTGAACTGATCAAGCTCCATGACTGGGACTCTAGACTGCGCTACTTGCAGACTTTTTCGGACCCGTACGCACGAACATTCGGCGAGGGGCGCTACCTGAACCAGAGGTTCTATCACTCGCCGGAGTGGAAGAGGTCTCGAGACATCACGATCGCTCGAGACCTTGGTCGAGACTTGGGCATCGAGGGAATGGAGATCCAAGGGAAGCTCCTTGTTCACCACATGAATCCGATGAAGCCCGAGGATCTCATAGAGTTCAATCCTGCGGTACTCGATCCGGAGTATCTCATCACCGTGTGCCATGATACGCACAATGCTATACACTACGGCTTCGCTCGAGAGAGTGAGCTGATCGAACGTCGAGAGGGCGACACCAAGCTATGGTGAATAAGTATCGAGACGAGCTCTTTCACTACGGCGTTCCGGGAATGAAGTGGGGTCAGCGCAAGACCTATCAGAAGGTCGGCCAACAGACAATCGGCTCGAAGTCCACGGCGCAGATCATCGCCGACAAACGAGCTGCACTTCGCTCGGAAACACAAGGCCGATTCGCCAAGGCGTCCGTCTCGTACTTCGCCAAAATGGCCGGAGTCCAACGTGGTGCCGCTAACGCGAAGAAGAAACACGACGCCAAGGTCGAGCGAGAGCGGAAGAAGAAAGAACGGGAGCGGATCCGCGCCGAGAAGGCCGCCGCTCGAGAAGCAAGAAAGGCGGCAAGGGGAAAGTGACCCAGTACAAGGACGAGCTGTTTCACTACAGCACAAGGCCTTCCGCTGCGCAGCTCCTTCGCAAGAAGAAGAAGCGCATTTCGGCGGAAGAGGACACTCAGGCCGACGACGAGAAGGCGACCGAGAAGAAACTTTCCCGTCGTCAGATGCTTCTCCAGGCTCTCCAGAAGAACCCGACGAAGATCGGGACTGATGCGGATGAGCCCGAGGATGACGAAGAAGACGATGAGTCGGAGCAGGACCTCTCGACCAAGTCCAAGCGCAAGAAGCTCTCTTCCAAGAGCGTGAAGGGCAAGCCGCGCTTCCCCCTCAAGAAGGCTTCGCGCTAATGGCCGACGGGTCGATTCTCCAGACTGTCAAGAAGATGCTCGGCCTCGAGGCATCGTATACGGCATTCGACGACGAGCTCGTCTCGCACATCAACTCGGCGATCTTCGAGTCGGCCCAGCTAGGCCTGCCTCGTTTTCACATCACCGGGCCTACCTCAACGTGGGGCGAATGGCTCGGCGAGGACGAGTTCAAAATCGAGGCGGTCAAGTCTCTGATCTACGCGCGCGTTCGACTCGACTTCGACCCGCCGAACAACTCGTACGTCACTGAGGCGTTTCAGAAGCGGATCGTCGAATTGCAGTGGCGTATCAACCAGGAGAAAGAATTCTCATGAGTAGCTCCATCTCTCGCCCCGAGGATGTCCTTGCGCATCACGGCGTCAAGGGCATGAAGTGGGGTATTCGCCGTTCTCGCAAGGGGGTCGGCCCGAGTCAGACGGGCCCCCAGAAGCAGGAGGCTCGCAAGGCTTCGACTCTGTCCGACGCCGAGCTTCAGCGTCTCGTGAACCGTGCTAACCTAGAACGCCAGTACAATCAGGCGTACGGTCCTAAGCCCTCTCAGCGTAGTCGGCTTAAGAAACAGCTCGCATCGCTTCCCGGAGACATCGCTGTGAGCGCCATCCGTAACGTCGGCACGAAGTACGCCACCAATTATCTCGACAGCGCCGTATCCGCAGGAGCCAAGGCATCCAAGAAGCGGAAGAAGCGGAGCTGAGCTCCTAGATGCTCAGTAATACCGCAACACCGCGTTATTACGCTGAGTTCCGTGCACGAGTCCTGTCGGGTGATATCCCGGTATGCCACGAAATCGAACTGGAGATGAATCGGATCGATGACCGTGTTCGTAATCCTAGTTTCTACTATGACGATCTTGCGGTCGAGGGTTTCATCCGCTTCTGCGAATCGGAGATGACTCTCACCGACGGTCAGGATCTGGTCCTTCTGGACTCGTTCAAGTTATGGGCCGAGGAGATCTTCGGATGGTGGTATTTCATTGAGCGCTCGGTCTTCATCCAGAACGAGAATGGCCGCGGAGGGCATTTCGAGAAACGCCAAGTCAAGCAGCGCCTCATCAACAAGCAATACATCATCGTTGCTCGAGGTGGAGCCAAGTCTCTGTACGAGACGCTGCTACAAGCGTATTTTCTCACGATCGATACCACCACGACCACGCAGATCACTACCGCCCCGACCATGAAACAGGCCGAGGAGGTCATGCAGCCTCTTAGAACCGCCATGACTCGGAGCAAGGGTCCGCTGTTCTCGTTCCTGACCGACGGCGAGATTCGAAACACATCGGGCTCCAAGGCCGATCGCCAGAAGCTCTGTTCCACCAAGAAGGGGATTCAGAACTTCATGACTAACAGCATCGTCGAGGTACGCCCCATGTCCATCGACAAACTTCAGGGGCTCCGGCCCAAGCTCTGCACGGTGGACGAGTGGCTCTCCGGCGATATTCGAGAGGATGTCGTCGGCGCTCTCGAACAGGGAGCGTCCAAGGTCAACGACTGGCTTATCGTGGCGGTCTCCTCCGAGGGGACGGTCCGAAACGCCAGCGGTGACGACATCAAGATGGAGCTCCTCAAAATCCTTAAGGGCGAATACCGAGACGAGCACACGTCCATATTCTATTACCGCCTTGACGATGTCAAAGAGGTTGGGAATCCGGACACGTGGCAGAAGGCTCAGCCGAACCTCGGCATGACTGTCACATATGACACATATGCTCGAGACGTTGAGCGCGCCGAGAACGTTCCCTCAGTCAGGAATGACATCCTGGCCAAGAGGTTCGGTCTCCCCATGGAGGGATACACGTACTTCTTCACCTATGACGAGACGATTCCGCATAGGAAGCAGGATTTCTGGCAGTTGCCTTGCGCTATGGGCTGCGACCTATCTCGAGGCGACGACTTCACGGCGTTCACGTTCCTGTTCCCCCTCAGTGGAGATCGTTTCGGCGTGAAGACCCGGTGCTACGTTTCCGAGAAGTCCGTCCTGATGCTCCCCGCATCACTGCGGCGTAAGTATCAGGAATTCTTCGACGAGGGCTCCCTTCAAGTCATGGATGGAACTGTCCTCGACATGATGGAAGTCTACGAGGATCTCGATCGCTATATTCTCGACCAGAATTACGACGTTCGAGCAATGGGGTTCGACCCGTACAACGCTCGAGCGTTCGTGGAGCGCTGGACTCGAGAGAATGGCGAATACGGGGTCGAGAAAGTCGCCCAGGGCGCCAAAACCGAATCCGTGCCTCTCGGAGAGATCAAGAACATGGCGTTCAACCGCCTGCTTCTTTTCGATCAGGCGATCATGCAGTTCACCATGGGGAATTGCATCGCCCTTGAGGACACCAACGGCAACCGCAAGCTTTACAAGGATCGCAGAGAGCAGAAGATCGACTCTGTGTCGGCACTCCTCGACGCTTGGGTTGCGTACAAAGTCCACCGAGAGATATTCGACTGAAAGGAGGCCGGCGGTGTCATTCGCGTCCAGGCTCAAGCACGCCTACAACGCGTTCACGAATCGGGACAGATCACCGGACTGGAATCTGGGTACTTCCTACGCCAGTCGACCCGATCTCCCTCTCAGCGTGTACAACATGGACTCGTCCATCGTCAACACGCTGTACAACATCATCTCGATCGACGTGGCGGCTACTCCGATACGGCATATTCAGCTGGGGGAGAATGGTCGCTTCGAGTTCGAGCGAGCGTCGTCTCTCAATGACTGTCTCGAGTTCGCGCCGAACAAGGACCAGAGCGGGCGAGCCTTCATTCAGGACATCGTCCATACGTGCTTCGAGTACGGCGCAGCGGCCGTGGTACCAGTCGACACCGACCTGAACCCGAGGGAATCGAACACCTTCGAGATCAAGTCCATGCGTGTCGGCTACGTGACGCAGTGGTATCCGGACCACGTCAAGGTACGGCTCTACAACGATCGCAAAGGTGATCGCGAAGAGCTGATTCTACCGAAGAGGACTGTGGCCATCATTCAGAACCCGTTCTACGAGGTGATGAATAAGCCGAACTCCACTCTTCAGCGCTTGGCGCAGAAGCTCACCCTTCTGGATGTCGCGGACAAGAGGGCGTACTCGGGCAAGCTAGATATTATCATACAGCTACCCTACACCATCAAGTCCGAGGGCCTGCAGAAGCGAGCCGACGCCAGACTGAACCAGATTTCGGATCAGCTCACCAAGTCGACGTATGGGATCGCCTACGCTGACGGTACCGAGAAGATAACGCAGCTCAACCGCCCGGCCGAGAGTAATCTTCTGGCCCAGATCCAGTATCTGACCAAGGAGCTCTACGCTCGACTCGGAGTAACCGAGAACGTCTTCAACGGCACGGCCAAGGAAGAGGAACTCGCGCAGTACTGGAACCGAACAGTCGAACCGATGCTCGATGCGATTTCAATCGCGTTCACTCAGACGTTCCTGACCAAGACCGCCAGAACACAGGGACAGCGAGTCAAGTACTTGAAGGATCCGTTCCGCCAGGTACCGCCGTCCAAGATGATCTCGGCGCTCGACACACTCCTTCGAGACGAGGTCATCTCGTCCAACGAAGGCCGTTCGTACCTGTCACTTCCGCCCGCTCCTGACGATGGCGCGGACGCCCTGCAGAATGCGAACATCAACCCGTCCGCCAGCACGGCGCTGGACGCATTGCCGTCTCAGGCCACGCCGGCCCAGGACGAGTACGACACTGAACCTACGGACGGAGGTCAAAATGGCGTATGACTTCAGCGGGTACGCCACAAAGAACGACCTGACCTGCTCAGACGGTCGGATCATTCGCCGCGACGCCTTCCGTGACAACGACGGAGCCACCGTCCCGCTTGTGTGGCAGCACGGTCATAACGACCCTGCGAACGTCATTGGACACGCGAAGCTCGAGAATCGCAAGGACGGCGTGTACGCCTACTGCTCCTTCAACAAGACCGACGCGGCTGAGACCAGTCGTGAGCTGGTCGAGAACGGAGATGTGGACTCGCTGTCGATCTATGCCAACCGCCTGTCCCACTCCGGACCTAGCGTGACGCATGGAAACATCGTTGAGGTCTCGCTCGTGCTTTCGGGTGCGAACCCCGGGGCGCTCATCGACAACGTGGCCATTCAGCACTCCGACGGATCCTACGAGGACGCCGAGGATGAGGCCATCATCTACACCGGCACTACCCTCTCGCACTCGGACGAGGATCCCGAGGATGAAGAGGACACCGAAGAGGAAGAGGAGGCCGACGTGGCCGACGAGGAGTTCGACGTCAACGAGTTCGTTGACTCCCTCACCGACGAGCAGGTTGACACTCTGTACGATTTCATCCAGTCCCTACAGGACGAGGATGACGACGACAACGACAACGACGAGGCCGAGCACGGTTTCGGCAAGGAGGATGTTCTGGTGCACTCCAACATCTTTGAGGGTTCAGACGAGCCGGTCTACGGTGAGGTTCTGTCCCACTCCCAGATTCAGGAGATCTTCGAGGACGCTGCCCGCCCGGGCATGACCCTCAAGACTTCGTTCCTGGCTCACGCTCAGGACTACGGTATCAAGGAGCCGGAGAAGCTGTTCCCCGACGCCACGCTGGTGGACAAGGAGCCCCAGCGCGTCATGCGCGAGAACAGCTGGGTCTCCAAGGTTCTCAACGGCTGCAAGCACACGCCGTTCTCCAGGGTCAAGACCCAGTGGTCCGACCTGACCCCTGACGCTCTGCGCGCCAAGGGCTACGTGAAGGCCAGCCGCAAGAGGGACGTCGTCTACGAGGTGGCCAACCGCACCACCACTCCGACCACGATCTACAACAAGACTCGCATGGACCGCGACGACATCCTGGACATTACGTCCTTCGACGTTGTCGCCTGGATGAAGCAGAACCTGCGTCTCGCTCTCGACGAGGAGCTGGCTCGCGCCATCCTGATCGGTGACAGCCGCGACGTGTCTTCCCCGGACAAGGTCAAGGAGGCCAACATCCGTCCGATCTGGAAGGACGACGAGCTCTTCGCTCACAAGGTCGTTCTCGATGCCACTGCGGATCAGTACGCCGTCATCGATGCCGTTCGCCGTGCCAGGAAGAACTACAAGGGTTCCGGGTCCCCGGTTCTCTACACCACCAACGAGTTCGTCTGCAACCTGCTCGAGCTCCGCGACAAGAACAACCGGTACGTCTTCCAGACCCCGCAGAACATCGCCACCAGCCTGAACGTCTCCGACCTGGTCGAGGTTGAGGTCATGGAGGGCGCCGAGCGTGACGATGGCGGCAAGCGCAAGCTGCTCGGCATCATTGTCAACCTGTCCGACTACACACTGGGTGCCGACAAGGGCGGCGAGGTCAACTTCTTCGACGACTTCGACCTGGACCTTAACCAGCAGAAGTACCTGTTGGAGACTCGCTGCTCCGGCGCGCTGACCAAGTACAAGAGCGCTCTGGTCATCGAGCAGAAGACGGCCTGATTCGTCAAAATGGCTAAGTTCTTCGGAAAGATTGGTTACGGCGAGTCCGTACAGGTCAAGCCGGGGGTTTGGCAGGACAAGATCACCGAGAGATCGTACTACGGCGACGTCACACGAATGATGAAGCAGTATGTATCGACCGACAAGGTGATTCCGGATCTCCGCACGAACAATCAGATCCGCATTCTCGCGGACGCGTTCGCTCTGGAGAACTTCACGGCCATCAAGTACGTGGAATGGATGGGGGCGCGCTGGTCCGTCAGCAATGTCGAGGTCGCACGCCCCCGTCTAGTCCTCGACCTCGGAGGGGTGTACAATGGGCCGACTGCAACTCCATGAGTCTTTGGTTGGGGCCCTTGGCTCGGACCATGTGTACTACCAGCCACCGGAATCGGTAAAGCTCATCTACCCGTGCATCGTTTATCAGCGCAACAACGCTTCCCCGTATTACGCCGATAACGTGCTGTGGTGGAACTTGATCGGCTATCAGGTCACGGTAATCGATCGTGATCCGGATAGTCCCGTAAACGACAAGGTGGCCGCAATCCCGACGGCTCGATTCAGCCGCTTCTTCGCGACTGAGGGCCTCAACCATAATGTGTTCACCATCTACGCTTAGGAGGATGCAGCATGGCTGCTCTCACCTGGGACCAGGATGGCGCTCGCGTCTACGAGACTGGTGTTGACCACGGCGCTCTGTACGTCGTGGACTCGAGCACCGGCAAGTACGGCAAGGGCGTGGCCTGGAACGGTCTCACCAAGGTCACCGAGACCCCGTCAGGCGCTGACATCTCCGATGTCTACGCGGACAACATCAAATACCTCTCCCTCCAGGCCGCCGAGACCTTCGAGGGTACCATCGAGGCCTACACGTTCCCTGACGATTTCATGGCCTGTGATGGCACCGAGGCTGCCGAGGCCGGAGTCTACCTCGGCCAGCAGGCCCGTGCGAAGTTCGGTATCGCCTACCGGACTGTCAAGGGTAACGACACCAAGGGCAACGCGTTCGGCGAGAAGATCCACGTTCTCTATGGTCTGACCGCTCAGCCTTCGGAGCGCGCTTACAGCACGATCAACGACTCTCCTGAGGCCATCAGCTTCTCCTGGAGCGTCAAGTCGACTCCTGCCGCGGTCACGGGCCACAAGCCGGTTTCCGTCATCACTCTCGACAGCACCGTGCTCACCAGCGCGAAGTACAAGGCCGCCACGGAGACGCTGTTCGGCAAGCCCGACGCCGAACCGAAATTCCCCACACCGGACGAGCTCATCGCCGTCATCAAGGCCGCGACCTGATATACGCCTGCGCCCTCGGTTGATCGCCAAATCCCGAGGGCGCAGAGCCTCGATAGGAACACGCATGCTCACGCTTCAGATCCACGGGGATGAGAAGTACGACGACGTACGCAATCTCTTCATTCCGGGAATCGTCACCGAACTGAAACTCGAACACAGCCTTCTGTCGCTATCAAAATGGGAATCGATCTGGAAAGTTCCGTTCCTCGGTAATCGTGAGCGCACCGCCGAGCAGTCGCTCAGTTACATAGAGTGCATGACAATCGGGAGGGTCAACCCTCTGGCGTACTCTCATCTCACGCCCGAGCATGCCCAGAAGGTTGCCGACTACATCAACGACCCGATGACAGCGACGACATTCCGAGATCACGGTCCGGGATCACGAGAGATCATCACTTCGGAACTGATCTACTATTGGATGGCTACTTTCTCCATCCCATTCGAATGCGAGAAGTGGCATCTGAACCGCCTCATGACTCTGATCCGTGTCTGCGGCGAGAAGAACAAGGATCCCAAGAAGATGAGCCGGGCCGAGATAGCTCGTCAGAACCGTTCGCTTAATGCGGCCCGTAGAGCGAAGATGGGAAGCAAGGGATGATCACAGGAACCATCTCCGGAAAGTCCAACCCTGGATCCACCGTCGTCGTGGATGTGGTTAACGGGTCCTCCACCTCTCTCACCACGATCGATGGGAATATCAATATCCAGGCCGTGGGATCCGAGGGCGCTTACACCCGAATCTACGTCTACTACACGGATAATACGAGCGCTAAGTACACGGGAGCACTCAGCGAGAAGCAACCGATCTCGTTCAATGCGACCAAGAACACCGGGGGTGGCGGCAACGGCAATGTCCTCATCCTGCCGGTCGGCGGCGAGGTTCCGTCGGGAACGCCGTCGAACACGGTTGTCGTGCGTAGGACCGTCTGATGGCCATGCGAATCCGCGGATCCGTCAAAAGCTCGGATCCGACTAAGCCGCTCAATTACATGGGGGCGTTCAAGTCCGGCGACTGGGGACTCCTCGTCGTGGCAGGGCAGTTCGGAACGCAGGGAGACGCCACGCCTGCTGGCTGGACCGGGATTTACGACTCAGACAAGAAGGGCGAGAACTGGATTCGTTCAACCACAGTGGCCGTGCACAAGGCCCAGTGGGGCACCGAATTCCGCAACATCGACTGGGGGTCCAAGAACACTGAATACAAAGGGCGTCAGTGCGCGTATCTCGTCGTGATCGACGGGTCCACCATCGACGATATGAAGCTCGAGGCGATTCACAGCACTGAGAACTCGCAGCTCATAAGTGACGTCCCCTGCTTCGGCATCATGACGATGCATGCCACGGCTGCCGAGGGCGTCGTTGCTTTTCCCAGCACTACGACTATCATCACGGATGGCGCTTGGGGGAAGAAGGCCGACGCGAGTTGGAGCTCGATCGCGGTTAACTACGCCACGGCCCCTTTCACTGCGCCGGCGGGCGGGACTGTTGCTAAGAGCCGCACATTCGTAAAGGTCACGGAGCATGCCGAGCAGCTGAGCGAAGACCCGACGATGGCTAACGGTACTCGAGTGGAGTACTTCGTCTGGTCCGGCACCGAGGCGATCTCGTGTGTTAGCATGAAGGCAATCCCTTACGGATCTCGCTCTGTTGAGGAGATGCTCAAGACCCCGAAGTTCTTCGTAGCCCATCGAGGCGGATCCGCATCCTGGCCGGAGCACACGGAACGCGCATATTCCCAGTGCCCGATCTTCAAGTGTCACGGCCTCGAGATGAGCTGCGGACAGTCGAGCGACGGCGTGTGGTTCGGGTGCCACGACCAGTCGCTTTCGCGTCTTGTTCCAGCGCTGACTAAACCTGTGGACCAGTACACGTGGGACGAGATCAAAGCTGCTGCTTCTCAGACCGAGAACATGCCCGCCAGACTCGACTGGCTGATCGAGCACTACATCGACAGCCACGTTCTCGTGGTCGACCCGAAATACAAGACCGGAAAGTGGGAAGAATTCCTGGAGATCTTCAAGGGGCTGGAGAACAAGATCATTTTCAAGTCGTACGGCGACACGCAATGGGCGTTCGACCCGATTCGCGCCAAAGGCGTGAAGACGTGGGGGTATGCTTACGCTGGCGACAAAGACAAAGCCTGGTATGCGGACTGGGCCGCCGGAAAGACCTGCGATGTTCTCAGCATGGAGTACACAGCTCCGCAGGAAATCTGGACCGCGCTCAAAGCCTCGGGCAAACCACTGGCCTCACACATTCCTTCTGTTCCCGAATCCCTCAAAATGGGTTGGGACAAGGGGGCGGACGGTACGATCTGCTCAAACCCAAAGGCGTGCATGCCCACGTGTGCATGAGAGGAGGATGGATTGACTGTAGCTTCGTACGCTGCTAGCTGTGCTAGATACTATGCTGATGACGCGAACATCGGATACAGTCAGCCCGAACGATGGACCTTCTACGACCAGTCTGACTGGGACGGTTGGTTCCACGGAATCGCAGCCAACGCGGATTGCTCGGCGCTTGTCGCGGGATGCTACAACCTGGCTGCCCACCACGAGTGGGGCGAGCCTTTCACCGAGGGATACTTCCCGAAGTCGACCTGGACCGGATCCCTTCGTGAGGAGTGCGCTAAGCGCAACTTCGCGGATATTTCAGACTCGTGGAACGGTAACGAGCCTGACGGCGGTTTCGAGGTTGGCGACATCGTCCTGAGCGAGGCTGCTTCCGGAGGCCGTGGGCACGTGGCCATCGTGACCCAGACCGGCCCGACGGTCCTCGCCGAGGCTTGGATCGCGGAAGACGGATCCATCGACGGCTACGCTGGTGACCAGACTGGTGGCGAGGTTCGCACGATCCTATACAACGACCACCCGTACACCAACGGGGACGCCTGGACCCACTGCCTTCGCCGCAGGGACAACCACGTCTCCGTGGACGACGGCACGAGCTCCGCGAGTTCCAGCTCTTCGTCCTCGAGCGGTTCCGGACCTTCGGCCACGAGTATCCAGGATGCAGTACTGCAGGCCGCCGACAATGTCGGTTGCCCGTGGTGGGCAGCCCTTGCCTGCTTGTGGATGGAAACCGGTTTCGAAGGGGCGAACATCTACGGCAACGACGCTGGCGGCGCCTGTTCCGGATGGGGCGAGGTCACGAAGGAGAACTTCGAGAATGACTTCTGGCCAGTCGTTTCGAACTGGGGCACATCCAACGGTGTCGGCCCCCTGCAGGTGACTTATAACGGTTACTTCATTCAGGATCCGAACCGTGCTTGGTGGGATCCGGAGAAGAGCGCGGAAGTCGGTTGCACAATTCTGCGCGATCTGATCGCTTACGAAGGCGATTCATACGAGGATCTTCGTCGAGTCGGATCTCGCTACAACAGCGGAAATGCTTCGGGTGCTTACGACTCCTACGGCGTTCCGTTCTCGCAGCACTGTGAATGGTGGTACAATCACGGCCGTCCTTCGGGCGGCGGAGAGGAGTCATGGATGAGTGAGGGTGTCGACATTCTCAAGGAGATGAACGCTCGCCTGATCGAGATCTCGGACCAGACCGGTTCCGGCATCGCGGGTCGCCGTTTCGACGGTCCCCTGGTCGGGTGGTTCAAGACCGTGAGCGGACAGCTCTCCACCCTGAACGACAAGGTCGACGCGCTGTCGGCCAAGCTCGACCAGAAGTGATCTGAGGAGGTCCTGCCATGCCTACGGGCAAGTTCAGCGGGCGTTTTCCCGCATGGTCCGTTGTTCAGGTGGACTGCCTAGACGGCGACACCTTCGTCAAGTTCGTGGACGGCACCGGGCGTCTGACCGGTCAGGTCGATTACCGCGAGAATCTCGACGCTCGCGTTTGGTGCCACGTCGGCATGGCTGAGGCCTATCGTCTCGTTGCGCTCGACGCGTCCAGGGTCACCGATGTGTCTCTGGATGTGCCGGGCGCCAACGGCGGCGACGCAAAAGAGCTCGAGCGACAGATAGACTTACTGGCCCAGGACGTTTCGCCGTTCGTCAAGGGACACAGGTACTACAGCCCGGTCACCTACTTCTGGCCGGACTATTACAACGGCGTGACGTCAAAATGGAATAGAACGCTCGGATACGGTTCGTCCCTCGGTGTTGTTATCATGAACCGGAACAGTGGCGACTGGGAAACGTTCGACGCCGACTTCCAGAAGCAGGCGGCCAGAGCGCTTTCCGCCGGAGCCAAGCGGTGTGTATTCTATGTCAAGACTCAATACGGTGTTGCCGAGCTTCCGAAGGAAGACCCTGCTCGAGCAGGAGTACCCGACGTCGACAAGTACACTCAGGACTACATCCTCCAACAGATCGCCTGGGCGAAGAAGAACTACCCGAACGAATGTCAGGGGGTCTTCCTCGACGAGGTGGTCAACGGCTGGGGTGCACAGGCGCCCAGACTCGACTGGTACAGGCAGCTGTTCAAGAAAATTCGCGATCTTTACGGCAAGCAGTTCTCCATCGTCATCAACACCGGGTCGAACATCGCCGATGACTTCGTCAGCGCGGATTTCGACATCTGCATGTGTTTCGAGGAGAAGGCCGAGACCTACCTCAAGAACGATGCGGCGAAGCCCGTCATGACGGACAGGATGATGCAGGAGCCGGCCACTCGATGGTGGCACGTTATCCACGACGTCACCAAGGACAACTACCAGAAGGTCGTGAACCAGGCGGCGTCTCTAGACGTGGCGCACCTCTACATCACCGATGGTCAGCTCGTCAAGGGGGAAGGCGGTCAGTGGAAGCCCGAGGTGAATCCATACCAGAACCCCCCGAGTGAATGGCTCATGCCGCTCACCATCGCATGGGTCAACGGATACCTCGACATCCTTAATCGGGTCATAGCTCTGGAGGCCAAGCAGAAGTGAGCGTCTCGCTCTCGCTCGACGGTAAGTTCGTCAAGACCGAGGCGTGGCTCACCAAGCTCAAAGAGCAGGAGTATCTTGACGTGCTCAAGGACTGCGGTCAGCGGGGCGTGGACGCACTGAGCGATGCCACCCCCGTTGACACGGGCCTAACCTCGCAATCTTGGACCTACAACATCGAAAAAGGGTCCGGTGTCGGCCGTATCGTATGGTCGAACACTCACGTCGTTAACGGCGTTAACATTGCCGTGATTCTCCAGTACGGACATGGCACCGGAACAGGCGGCTATGTCCAGGGCAGGAATTATATTAATCCGGCCATGCAACCCATATTTGACGAGATCGAGCAGAGAGTGCTCAAGGTGGTGAATTCCGTATGAGTACCATTGAAGACAAAGTCGTATCCCTGAAGTTCGACAACAAGCAGTTCCAGTCAGGAGTTGCGGAGTCTCTCCAGTCCGTTGAGAAACTCAACACGGGGCTGAAGATGGAGGGCGCCACCCAGGGTCTCGACAACGTCGCGAATTCAGCAAGACGTCTGACATTCGGCGAGGCCATCAGCGGCGCCGGGAACCTGATCTCGAACATGAGCGTTCTCGGGGTGTCCGGCATCGCAGCACTCGGGGGTATTGCATCGAAAGCCGTCTCCGTCGGAACGGACCTGATAAAGTCTCTCTCGATCGAACCGGCGCTCGACGGTTTTCAAGAGTATGAGATGCAGCTCAACTCGGTTCAGACGATTCTCGCCAACACAGCGAGTAAGGGCGAGGACATCAACAGCGTCAATGCCGCCCTGGACGAGTTGAACACGTACGCGGACCAGACAATCTACAACTTCTCCGAGATGACGCGGAACATCGGCACCTTCACCGCGGCCGGTGTTGGTCTAAAGGACTCGGTGTCCGCCATTAAGGGTTTGAGCAACCTTGCGGCCGCCTCCGGGTCTACCAGCGCCCAGGCGTCAACGGCCATGTATCAGCTCTCGCAGGCTATCGCTACCGGCACGGTTCGACTTATGGACTGGAACTCTGTGGTCAACGCCGGAATGGGCGGTGAGCAGTTCCAAGAGGCTTTGAAGCGCACTGCTCGCATTCACGGCGAGGCGGTGGACGAAGCCATTGCCAAAGAGGGGTCCTTCCGTGACTCCTTGCAGGATGGATGGCTCACGTCCGAGGTCATGCTCGAGACATTGAGTCTGATGACCGGAGACTACTCCGAGGAAGCCATCCGCGCGATGGGATACACCGAGGAGGAGACCCAGGCGATCATGGAGTTCGCGGAGACCGCCAAGGGCGCCGCGACTCACATCAAGACCTTCTCTCAGCTTGTCGGAACGGTTAAAGAGGAACTGGGGTCCGGGTGGGCCACCACTTGGCGAATCGTCCTCGGCGACTTCGAGGAGGCCGAGCAGCTTTGGACCAGTATCGGAAACGTCATCACGTCCAAGATCTCCGATATTTCCAGCGCCAGGAACAAGATGCTTCTGGAATGGAAGGAACTCGGTGGTCGAGACGAACTCCTGCGCGGCCTGAAGAACTCCTTCGAGGCGCTGATCAAACCCATTCAGGCTATCGGCAACGCCTTCGGGAGAGTGTTCTCCGGACCGTCGGCTCAGGGACTTTACAACGTCACGAAAGCCTTCGCGGACTTCACGGCCACGCTGGTCATGAACGATCGGACGATGGAGGTCATCACCTCTGCGTTCGAGGCTCTGTTCAGCGCCGCTAAGCTCGGTCTCGACATATTCGTCGACCTGGCTAAGATCGTCGGCTCGGTCCTCTTCGGCGCGTTCCACATCCTCACGACCGTTCTCGGTATAGCGATCAGGTCTACCGGAGGTCTTGTGGGGGTCATTCGCGACGCCGTGAACTGGGTGCGAAACTGGTACGAGTCTCTCAATCTGTCCGAGCGAGTGATCACTGCGATCACCAATGCCTCGAACAAGATGGCGGACGCCATGGCTCGCACGGTCACCTGGACTAGGCAGCTCGTCGCCGGGTTCAAGCAGGGGTTCACTTCAGAATACGCCTCCACATGGGATCGTCTCACGGATGCCGTCGAGCGACTGTGGAAGGCGATGAAGATCGCTGGCACTGTCATCAAAGATGTGATCCTGGAGCCTTTCAGGCAGCTCAAGAACGACAGCGGCCCTGTTGGCGACGCCGTGAACGCCGTTGGAACGGCCGTGGGCGCTGCCGGAACTGCTGCACAGAAAGCGGGCGGATGGTTCGTACAGCTCAAGGATAAGATTGTCGCGTTCTTCCGTGGAGCGGACGAGAATTCCGAGGGATGGGGCAAGTCGTTCGCCGACAAGCTCATTCCCTTGACGGATCAGCTCATCGACAAGATCGATCATCTCTCCGACCGCACCATGGTATGGGGGAACGTGATTGCGAACTGGGTCTCGCCGCGCGCTCAGGCACTGGCCAAGCACGTCGACGAGCTCAGGTCAAAATGGAGTGAATTCAAAGAAGGTCTTGGAGACGTCGACTTCTCGTGGACGGATAAACTGAAGTCCGCAGTCGCCGCAGTGGGCTCCGGAATCGGCAACGTGTTCTCCGGCATGAAGTCCGGAAACATCGACTGGTCCCCGTTCACCAAAGCGTGGAATGATCTCGAAGAGATCGTCTCGCATTACACGGAGAGAGTGCGAGGCGCCATTTCGGTGACGTCTCAGTTCGTCAAGAATCTGGATCTGGGAAGTAAAGTCTCCTCCGGGTGGTCGAACTTCCTCGACCTGCTGAAGAACATCATCGGGTTCCTCTCCAAGCTCGGAGAGTTCGCGGTATTCGTCGGCGGCAAGATCAAGAATGCACTCGAACCGATCTTCGGCGGAATTCTCAACCAGTTCAAGAACGGTGATTGGCAGGGGCTCTTCGACAACCTTGTGAAGGGTGGTGCTCTGGCCACATTCGTCGTCCTGGCCAAGAAGGTGACCGACACCCTCAAGGCCATGAAAGAGACGTTCGAGGGCTGGGCCGGAATAGGCGACAGCGTCAAGGGCGTCATCGACGGATACGCCGAAAGCATGGAAGCGGCCACCGGTAAGGTGAAGGCGGAAACGCTCCTCATCTACGCGGCGGCTATCGGTGTCCTGGCGGCATCCTTGTGGATCCTGGCTCAGGTTCCCGCGGAAAGCGTCATGGCCTCCGGAATCGCCATCGGCGTGGCGTTCACAGCCATTACCAAGGCCATGGAGAAGATGAACGACTCCATGAGCGCCGTCTCGTCGGGCAAGATGATCGTTCAGGCGGCAGGCTTGATCCTGGTCTGCACGAGCATCATCATCCTCGGACACGCCATGCAGAATGTTGCTTCTCTCGGGTGGGGCGGGATCATGAAAGGCCTCGTCGGGGTCGGAGCGGCCATCGGCATGCTGGTCGTCCTGGCGAACACTATGGGGTCTCCGCGTCAGCAGACGAAGTTCATCTCGTTCGGGCTGGCGATGAATCTCATGGCCGCGGCAACGCTCGTCATGACCAAGGTAGTCAAGAATCTTGGGGAGATGGACACCGGGAGCCTCATTCAGGGTGAATTGGCTCTGGCGGCGCTGCTCGTCATCGTCGGAATCTACGCCGAGATCTCGAACAAGAAGGTCAGCATCGGTTCGGCCTTGGCGTTCCTGGCCATTGCCTATGTCTTGAAGCAGCTGAGCGGTATTATTTCGGAATTCGCGGCAATGCCGTGGTCCGACTACCTCAAGGGCGTCGTCATGATGGGACTGGTGCTCGCCGGACTCATCGTTGCGATGAACTTCAGCGACTCCAACATCACCGGTGCAGCCACTTTGATGATTGCGGTCCTCGCCGTCAAATTGGCAGCTTCCGAGATAGCCAACATCGCCTCCATGGACTGGGGGACCTATCTCAAGGGTGTCACCATGATGGGTCTGGTGCTCGCAGCTCTGGTCATCGCCACTACTCTTGCGGACGGCGGGATCCTCGGAGCTGCCGGCATTATCCTGACGGCCCTGGCCATCCAAATCCTGGTCCCGGCGCTCCAAGCCCTGGCCGACATGTCATGGGGTGAGATGCTCGAAGGACTCACGGGTCTCGGTCTGGCTTTGGCCGTTGTGGTCGTCGCGGGGTACGCGGCTACCGGTGCGGCTATCGGACTCCTGGCTCTGGGCGTGGCTATCGGGCTTATCGGTGCAGGTGTCGGTCTAGCGGCTATCGGTCTAGCGGCGTTCATCGAGGCGCTCACGGGGCTCTTGTCCCTCGGCGGTCAGAGTGTCGAACTCTTCCTGCAACTGTGCCAGGGCCTGATCGACATGCTGCCCTCGCTCGGCACGAACGCCGCGCAGGCGCTGATCAACTTCTGCCAGGTCCTGGTCGACAATCAGCAGACGGTCGTCGATACGATCACGTTGCTGATGACAGCGATCGCTCAGGCGGCTATCAACTCGGCCCCGACCATCGTTGAGGCGTTCGGCGTCATCACTATGGCCATTCTCGATAAGTTCGTTGAGCTAACGCCGCAGGTGACGCAGGCCGCATTTGACATGATCATCGGGTTCATCGATACCTGTACGGCGAACATGCCGACATTGGTGTCCTCGGGAGCCAACCTGATTCTGTCCTTCCTGCAAGGGCTGAACGACTGGATTCCGACGATCGCCGACGCTGCCACGACCGCCATCGTGACCTTCATCACGGCAATCGGCGACAACTCGCCCAGGGTGGTTAACGCCGCGTTCGACACCGCGATCAAGTTCATCAACGGTCTTGCGGACTCCATTCGCAATAACAAAGATCGTTTGTATGACGCGTGCGGGAACCTGGTGGACGCCATCAAAGGCTTCATCATGGAGGGCATCGAGCGAATCAAGAGTAGCATCAAGTCGAAAGCCGGAGAACTGGGCAGTCACCTGGTTGATGGTATCAAGAACGCTATTCGAAACGGGATTTCGGGAGTCGTCAACCAGATCAGGGACTTGGCGAACCAGGCCATCGCCAAGGCGAAGGATTTCTTCGGAATTCACTCGCCTTCCAGGGTCTTCTACGAGATCGGCCAGTACAATATTCAGGGTCTGGCTAACGGTCTCAGGGACTCTGGTGAGGCGATCGGCGCTATTTCCGACCTGAGCGACACCTTGACCGGGTCGATGAAAGCCGCCATGGACAGTCTCGACTACTCGAGTTACCTCGACGAGTCGACCCTGAGTCCCGAGATCAAACCGGTGATGAACCTGGATAACATCACCGAGGGTGTCGACCAGATGCAGCAGCTCCTGAATCAGGACAGTCTCGTGGCGCCGGTAACGGCGCAAATGGCTTCGCAGGCAGCCGCACAGCCTGCCGTCACGGCCCAGCCGCAGCCTCAGGCTACAGGCGATAGGCCGTTCGGAGACGCGCAGTCGGTCGTGTTCAACCAGTACAACACGTCTCCTCGAGAGCTGTCGACAGCGGAGATCTATCGACAGACGCACAATCAGCTGAGTCAGGTAAGGGAGGCTATGTATCAGCTATGATCCGCACCATCGTCCTCACCAATCCCGGTGGCGAGACGTTGGCGCTTGATCTCTTCGAGCCGTGGAATACCGGGATCGCCGTCAAGAACGTCGACGGTCTCGGTCCCGGCAAGGCCGATATCAACACCACCGACCTTGCCCTCACCGACTCAGCTCTCTTCAACGGTTCCAGGGTGCAGAAGCGCACTATTTCTCTCACCCTGGTTCCGATGGAGACCCCCACGCAGGACGTGGAGCAGTCCAGGCAGAAGATCTATCGGTTCTGCCAGATCAAGCAGCCAGTACGAATCACCGTGTATGCTGACCACCGTCAGGTGTATACCGACGGATATGTCGAGTCCTCAGAGCCCGACATCTGGTCCAACCTGGAATCTCACAAAATATCAATCCTCTGTCCTTACGGCTATTGGTATGACAACCGCGAGGATGCTTCGGACCTCATCAACTTCGACGTTGAGGAGCCATCGTTCGAGTTCTCCTGGGAGGACCCTCTTCCCGATTCCCCCACACTGGAGTTCTCTCGCACCTTGTCCGACAAGACGGCCGTGGTGAACTACGAGGGCGATGTCGAAGCCGGCTTCCTTCTTCGTATCAAGATACTCAAGGCCAATCCGCTCCCGATCACCTTGACCGAGACGGTCTGGCAGCAGACGATGAAGCTCACAGGCAAGTGGACACCATCTGCCACAGCGTATCAGCCATCTGTCGGAGACACCATCGAAGTGGACACTCGTGTCGGTCGAAAAGGAATCTATCTTGAGAAGCCGAGCGGAACTCGTTACAAGGGAATGTACTTCCTGGACTTCAACTCCGACTGGCTGCTAATGCATCCGGGACGAAACGAATTCCACTATTCCATGGCCGACAAGACGGCTGTGGATATTCGATTCACCACGGACATCACGTATCAGGGGGTGTAAATGTATCTGGCCGTACTCGACGAGTCCTGCAACCTCACGCACCTCGTCGATGACTATATTTCGGTCGTGTGGACGGAGCGCTTCCACGGCTACGGCGATTTCAAGCTGGTCGTGCCCGGAACATACGCCAACCTCCAGGAGTACCAGCTGGATTATTACTTGTTCACCAAGGATACGAACAAGCTGATGATCATCGAGCAGGTCGAGATGGAGACGCACTACGGCGAGTCCAGCACACTAACGATCACTGGTCGATCGATCGAGTCCGTCCTCGATAGGCGAGTACTTCACCCGTATCCGGTGAACGACTACACCATCTGCGCAAAGCACGAGTCCACTAACGGTATCATCCGAGACGTCGTCAAGGACATGACGAACCTCCTGTTCAAGGTCGATGATTCGAGTCATCCGAGACATGTTCAGGGTTTCCGCTGGTACCATCCCTGGGATCTGCCAGCCGACATTCTGCATGGACGCGACGGAAACGCCATGGATATAGGGTCGATGAGGCTCGGATCCAACGAAGCGATCAGGACGTCCTCCGGATCTCACGTTGAGAATGCGGGGGTCTACGGGGAGGCTACTTGGGACCAATACATCATGCAGGGCTCGTGGTACACCTTGATGCAGGATATCACGGATCTCAACATGAGCGGATGGGCGATCGAGTTCGCCGACAACAATCCGTGGTACTGGTACGGGTATGCGTATCTCGGAATCAACCGAACGGATTCACAGAGCACAAACCCTCCCGTGACGTTCTCGCCCTCGTTCGAGAACCTGTCCAAAGGCACATATCTCAAGTCCAAGGTCGGAACTCGAACGAAGATCTTCTCCGGACTCCAGCAGGTGCATGTCACCTCGGGTATGGAGCAGGAATATATGTGGCAGACGGACGTCAACATCCAGAACGAGTCCGTGGTCGTCGGCACCAATGGTCTCGGCCTGAGAGAGGGGTATCTCGAGAATCCCGGGGTTATGACGCATAACGGGTACCTGGCCACGAGTGCGAACTCCGCGAGAACCGGGAACACGGGCGTGGACCCTGAGGCCGCCAGACGGCAGCTGAAGGACAAGTGCGACACGGAACTGTGGAAGCATATGCCCATTCAGATGTACGAAGGTGTTGCCGCAGTCAACTCGATCTACAAGTATCGCGAGGACTTCTTCCTGGGCGACTTCGTCCAGATCGAGAACGAGTACGGCCAGAAGGACGTCGCCCGGGTCACCGAGTACGTTCGCTCATCAGACGTCAACGGGGACACCTTCTACCCCACGTTCTCATCTTTGTCAGATCTACAGAAGAGTAAGCCGGGGTTGAACATCAAATGACTCTTACCAGTGGTTTCTACTCCTCGAAGGATGGGGACCGCAAGTATTCAGCAGAACAGATGGGTGAGCTCTTCGACGGACTCATTCATTACGGCATCTACCAATCATACGGCCAGGCCCTGGGAGTCACGGCGATCAGTGGAAAGTGGGCCGTTCGCATAGGCACGGGTCGTGCGTTCCTCAACAAGACTTGGGTCAATAACGACGCGCCGTACGATCTTCCGCTCGAGCAGCCGGACGTCACACATCCTCGCTGGGACTTGGTCTGCTTGCGCATCAACAGGGACCCGTCGGTCAGGGCTGCTTCGTTCGCCGTCTACAAGGGAGTGTCAAGCAGCAATCCGCAGGTCCCGAACGTGCGAAACACGGACCTCGACAAGTGGTATCCCCTGGCGAGGATTCGCACGAGTCCTGGCATGCAACAGGTCACATACAACCAGATCTGGAATGCTCGAGGTTCATCCGCCACACCTTGGGTGACAGGAGTCGTCGAAAGTCTTGACGCTTCGACCCTCTACGCCAAGTGGGACGCCCAGTACGAGCAGTGGTCCTCTGAGCAGCAGAAGGCGCAATCTCTGGATTTTCAGAACTGGATGTCCGAGCAGAAGTCGGATTACGAGTCCTGGCGCAACACCTTGAAGACCACCCTTGACGGAAACGCCGCGACGAAACTAGCTCAGCGTCTCGACAACGTCGAGAAACAGATCTCGTCATTCACACAGGGCGTGGCGATCAAGGACGTCCTTCTGGACGCTCAAAATGGCGCAGACATACAGGACCATGCGGGCAACCCCATCAACGCCCAGCGCCTCTACATGATGGTTTGAGCAGAGGAGTATACTCATGAAAATCTCGGACTATCCCGAGGCCACATATATCGGTCCGAACACCGACTACTTCGTCGTTCAGAACGGCGCCACCAGCACGAAGAAGATCAACGCGGACTCATTCCGGTTCGCGATGTTCGACAACGTACCGATGATGCACCGTGTCCTCGCCAGGGGTTACAACCTCGGTTCGTCGTTCACAAGCCAGCAGCAAGCCGCCATTTCCTCAGGTCAGTTCACGAACTTGTGGATCGGCGACTACTGGACTACTGGCGACACCAAGTGGTACATCGTCGATTTCGACTATTGGGGTGCGTGTGACCCGTCTATCGGTCGTCACATCGCTGTCATGCCCGACAGAAACACGTCTTCAGCGGTGTTGCACCGAGGCGAGTACTGCGGAGGATTCCGAAACAGCGAGCTCTTCGCGGCCCTGAACGATAACCCGAAGACGAACGCCACGAAGGCATACGGTCTCTTCGGGGAGTCGCATATTCTCGCGCACAACTCCTGGTTCGAGAACCGTTGGGACACGGACACCAAGTACGGCGGCACGGTTCGCGAGGAAGGTTACCGCCTGTACGCCCAGAGCGGCGAGGTGTTCAAGATCAAGGTCACAATTCCCACCGAGCAGATGCTGCTCGGCGCGCACGTTAAGCAGTCGTTCCAGAACGGCTCCGAGGGCGCATACCGGGCCGAGTGCCGCCAGCTTCGGTATTTCCAGCTGTTCAACCACCAGAACCCGAACGAGGATTTCTGGCTCCGTGACCAGACGTGGGCCAACTACTTCTCCGCCTGGAAGGGAAACATCGCTCGTGATGAGATCATGACAAACTCTCTCGGAATCCGGCCGGTTCTGGCTATCGGGGGCTGACACGTGCGCCCAGAGCTCACTATGACATTGACAATCGTGACAAGTGTACTCGCGTCTAGTGGTCTATGGGCCTTCTTGGATCGACGTGCGGACAGGAAGGACGCTCGAACACAGCTCCTTCTCGGCATAGCGCATAATCAAATAATGGCTCTCGGGACGGCGTATCTGTCTCGAGGATATATCACCATCGACGAGTACGAAGATCTCCAGAAGTATCTGTATTCCCCGTATTCATCATTCGGTGGTAACGGCATGGCCGAGAAGGTCATGAAGGAAGTCCAGGAACTTCCTATACATTTCCCGGAGACTCGCAAGCACTACAGACCGGAGGACAAGCATGTCTAACTCCACCTATGACAAGGCCAAGTGGGTTGCCCTCACCCTGCTTCCCGCACTGTCGGCCCTCTACGTCGCTCTCGCCGCCTCGCTCGGCTGGGGTCACGTGGATGCCGTTGTCGGGACCATCGCCGCCGTTGACACCTTCCTCGGCACGCTGCTCGGCATCTCGGCCAAGAACTACACCCCGTCCACCGACGGCGTGCTGCACGTCGACCACGGCAAGCAGGAAGTCTACGCCGCTCTCGAGAAGCCGGCGAAGGACCTTGCCGAGAACAAGACCGTCACCCTGGCGGTGAACGAGGTCGCCTGATCGCGCCTTCAACATGTCCTATAATGAGAACCCCATCTGAAAGGACAACTGAAAATGAACACTCCCGAACACAATGCTGAGAACGCTCTGAAGGACGCTTACGCATTCATCGACGGAATGGACCCCGACGCGGAGGCGTACGCGAATGCGCTCGCCAACATCCGTGAACTGGAAGCCATCTGCGCGAAGCATCGAGACGAAACTCGGCGTGCCGAAAAGCACGAGAGCGAACTCGATAAGCAGCGAGCAGTCAAGCTTCCGTCCCCGGACACGATCGTCACATGTGCGACGTCTCTCGTGTCGGTCCTTCTCGTCGTGAAAGCTGAGAGCATCCTGCCGGTTACCAGCAAGGCACTCGGATTGATCACAAAGGTCCGTATCTGACCGTTCAACGTCCCAGAACTCATATTCGAGCAACTCGCAAGAACATGGGTTCTGGGACTCGGATTCTAAAAATTCCCGGGTGGGACGTCAGGACTCGCAAACTCAACATGCCCCATAATGAGACCCCGACTATTGGAAGGAATACACCATGTCCTACGGCACCAAGCTCAAGGAGATCGCTCTGCACGACTCGCTCGCGGTTTGGCTGTACCTCGACAACCTCGAGAAGACAGCTGATCCCGTGTACGCGAACGCGCTCGAGCGGCTTGCTTATGAGCGGCTTGCTCAGGATCACGTGACCGCCTGAACATATTCATACCTCAACCCCACGAACCCCGTAACAAGGGTTCTGGGTTTCCCATGACAAGATAGGAGCACACATGAGTTCTGCACTGGTGACGACAGCGTCAAAGTGGATCGTCCGGAACCTCCCGGCCATCCTGACAGGGTCCGCCGTAGCAGGTCTTGGTGGGACCGTGTATCTGGCCGTCAAGGCGGATCGAGAGGTCCAGGCCATCAAGCGTCGGCAACGCACGTTCAGCGAGAAAGATTGGAAGACCAAGTACAATGTCGCCTACAAGCTCTACGTCCCCGCAGCCCTCGCCGGTGCAGCAACAGCGGCGTCCATCGTGGGTGCCTTTGCAATCGGGAATCGCCGTCAAGCCGCAGCAGCCGCAGCCTACGCGTTCACGAAGGAGTCGTACGACCGCTACCGTGCCACGGCACGACAGGAGATTGGCAACGAGCGGGAACGTGAGCTTGCTACTCAAGCTGCTGAGCGAGTGAAGACTCCGGCTACTACGACGGTCGTGGGATCGGGAGATGTCCTGTTCTACGACGGGCACAGTGGTCGCTATTTCCACTCCACGATCGAGACTGTTCGACAGATCCAGAACAACCTGAACTACCAGCTCCTCAAGGGCGATCTGGTGTCTCTTAACGACTTCTACGCAGCTGTCGGTCTCGAGCCGACGGATCTCGGTCAGCAGCTTGGGTGGAACGAGCCGAATTCGATCGACATTCGTTTCGGATCCACGATCACGGATGACGGCAAGCCCTGCGTTGTCACGGACTTCCTTCTTGAGCCTACAGAGGCTTGGTTCCGGTTCGCGTGACGAACACAGACTATAACGAGAGAAAGGAACCACCATGACAAGTAGAATCTCATCCGTTGCCGGATTTGTCGCTGATGTCACTGCTAGTGCTGCAGCCGACGCGATTCTGATGTCGTTGTGTCCTCCCGCTGGCACCGCCGTTACGGTGATGCGCCACGTGGGAGTTCACGCGATTTCAGCCGCAGTCGGCTCGAGCACTGGAAAGTCGATCAGAGATCAGGTCGAGGAGACGGTCGAGACGATTCGATCCATGAAACAGTCCTGAACCGTAGAGCTCAGAGTCCCTAACAAGGGCTCTGGGTTTATCCATTCGCAAGCCCAACATGCCCCATAATGAGAACCCATCTATCCGAAAGGAATACTCATGTCTGAGAACACCTCCACCACCGTTGTTGAGAACGAGAGCGAAGACGCTCCCTTCATCACGATCGACTGGACGCAGGCTGTTCCCGCGGCGAAGAAGTTCGCACGCATTGCTGCTCCCGCAGTCACCGGCATCGCGCTGGCTGTGGTGATCCGCAAGGTCGTGAAGAACGCTTCGAAGCAGGACGCCGACGTGGCCGATCTGACCGAGGGCGTTGACGTTCCCGAGATCGACTCGGAGGACGAGAACGAAGACTGACAAGTCCATCTGACAGACACTCGATCCCCCATGGGCCCCTAACACGGGCTCATGGGTTATCATTTCACCAAGGAGCATCCAATGATCAAGCAGACTGTGACGGCCGAGGACTTCGACGGAAACTCGCACACCCAGACGCTTTGGTTCCACCTCAACAAGACGGACGTTCTCGCCCTTCAGCGAAAGCTGCCTCGAGGGATCGAGGATACGATCGCCACGCTTGCGAACAAGAAGCGTGAGGACGTCACCGACGAGGATACGTGGACGCTGTACGATTTCTTCAAGCTTCTGATGGATTCCAGCTACGGGCGCAAGTCGGCAGACGGCCTTCACTTCGAGAAGTCGGAGGAGATCCTCCACGAGTTCCAGTCCTCCATCTTTTACGACGAGTGCCTTCTCGGTCTTGTCCAGAATGAGGAGAAGGCGATCGCGTTCTTCAACGGCATCTTCCCCAAGACGCTGATCGACCAGGCCAAGGCGGAGCACCCCGAGCTCTTCGCCTCTAACTGACTATAAATCGAAAGGAACACATAGATGTCCAGCAGCGTTCCGATTCGCGGATCCCTTCCTGCGAACAGCAACCGTAAGCCCGTAGAGCGAGTTACGTCCAAACCGGCGATCGTCAAGGATCGTACGATCCAGCAGAAGGCGAGGGATGCATTTCTCGGTGACGATGTGAAGAGCGTCGGTGACTTCCTCGTCTGGGACGTGGTCGTTCCGGCTGTCAAGAACACGATCTCGGACATGGTGACCACGGGCGTCAATCGTCTGCTCTTCGGAGAGAACAGGGCGCCTCTGAGCACTGCCAGGACGGATCACACGTCGTATTCTCGAGTCTATCGGGATCGTGGTGATGCCTCGTCCAGGAACCGGGGTTTCGTCAAGCCCGTAGGACAGTACGATTTCTCGAGGATCGTCATCCAGTCCCGCACCGAGGCTGAGGAGGTCCTGAACAACCTTGATCGGACGATCGAAGAATACGACTTCGCCGCTGTCTCCGACTTCTACGATTACGTCGGTGTCAGCAAGGAGTACACCGACGACCGTTGGGGCTGGCGCGATCTTCGAGGAGCCAGCATCATGCGGGTCGCCGAGGGATACGTCATCAACCTGCCTCGTCCGGAGTCATTGTGAGAAAAGAAACCCCCAAGATCATCTCGTGGATCATTGTCGCCGTAGTCGTTCTCTCGGCGCTGTGGGTGATGTGGATCTGCCCGGGAATCATCGCCAAGATCATCATCACGGTCGCCGTGATCGCGTCTCTCCTGTCAGCACTGGTGGAGGATTTCAAAGAATGAAAAAAGTAGATTGGCTCTTCGTTCTGTTCTGGTTCTTGATCGCTTGCGCATACGGAGCGATCATCGTCGGAGCCCTGATGAACGGCTGGGTCCTGTTCCTGGTCCTCCTGGGGATTCTGTCGGCTGTGGCTCTCGTCGGTGCAGGAGGCAAGTAATGGGTTTCAGCGCATTCTGCATCATCTCGCTCGTTCTGTTCGTCGCTCTCATGGAATGGACGCTTCGATGAGTGTCTCGATCATCATCTTCGTCGTTCTCGTCGGGATTGTCTGGGCATGCTACGATGACTTCCCCGACTGACTCGGTGGTGGACGATGTCCTCACAGCAACCGTCTCCGCCCTGGCGGTCATCAAGATCGCTGGGGCGGAGCGAGCGCTGGCATTTCAAACGCTGGCGTTCCTCCATTATATGTCACCGAGGGTACGGTATTATGCGTCTGTCACGAATGCGAGAGGCGCTGATCGGAATCAACCCGGACCGAAAGGACTGGGTCAAGACCGTTAACGCCCTCCCCGATTCCAGAATCGTATACTTATATCACTCTTATCGCGAAAGGAACTTCATCAAATGAGTTCATCGATCCTGACCAGGGGCTTCGGTAAAGCCTCTCTGGTCGTTTCCAAGCACGCCCCGGCCATTCTCACGGCTATGGGGGTCGCGGCTTTCACCACCAGCACCGCCCTGGCCGTCAAGGAATCCTTCACTCTCACGGGTGAGGTGTACGACGACCTTCTCGAGATCAGCGAGCTCAAGGAGACTCCCGAGCCGTCTGAAAAGGAGGCGCAGCAGGAGCTCGCCGCCAGGCGCGCCAAGACTTACGGGCGCTTCGTTCTCAAGGTCGCCAAGCACTACCGTCCTGCGTTGATCGCGGGTGCTATCGGTACCGTGAGCGTCGTTTCGGCGCACCGTCTGTCGGCCAAGCGAATCGCGGGGCTGACCATGGCGGTCGCTGCTGCCGACGAGTCTCTGCGCAAGTACAAGAGCGCCATCGAGAGGGCGTTCGGCGCCGAAGCAGTCCAGGAGGCCTTGAGCAAGAGTCGAGAGGCGATCCTGTCCGAGGCCGTCAAGGTCGACGAGGACGGTAACGAGAGTGTCGATGACGAGAGTGTCCTCGACCAGTACGGTATGTCGCAGTACGCCGTGGTGTTCGACGAGAACGCCTCTCTGTGGGAGCCGAACGAGGACTTCGACATCATGATGCTGAACGCTCAGGAGAAGTACCTGAACAACAAGCTCATGTGCGATGGTTACGTGCTTCTCAACGACGCGTACACTACTCTGGGTCTGCCCAAGACGTCTGCTGGAGCGGTCGTCGGATGGGTCTACAAGGGCGGTGAGGGAGACGGCTACATCTCCTTCGGGGACTTCGAGTCCTGCAATGTCCGCCACTACGACGCCGCCAGGGGTCGTGAAGTTACTGATTTCTTCCTGGACTTCAACGTCGATGGCGTGATCTGGGACAAGATTGACGAGGTTTCCGTCCGATGAATACTAAAGTTGCCATCGTTGCTGCCGCCGCGCTGGGGGCTGTCGCGGGCTTCGGCCTGGGATATTCTCTGGCGCGGCGCAGTGCCGCCCAGGAGAAGGATGAGCTTCAGAGCTCCCTCGAGGCGGCGCACAAGGACGTTGAGGTTTATGCGCAGCACGCGACCGAGTCCGCCAAGACCGTCGAGAAGCTCGAGGAGAAGAGTAAGCGACTTGAGTACGAGAACGGTCGTATGTCCTACCAGGTTCAGCAGATGAACGAGGCGAAGCGCATTCGCAAGCTCGTCGAGGAGGACTACGCCAAGAACCCCGACATCATCGATGAGCCGGTCGACATGGAGCACTCGAGTCAGGAGGCCTACGAGGCTGTTCCTGAGAGCAAGCGCATGGAGGTACGGTACTACACTGTCGACGACGTCCTCTGCGATTCGAACAACGTCGTGATCGAGGATGTCAATGGTTGGATCGGAGAGATGGGCGCCCAGAGCACTTTGGGATATCTCACCACCTTCTACGTCTACAATACCCACAAGGACCTGCAGATGAAGCTCGAGATAGTCGAGGATTCATACGAGCAGGATGTTCTTAGGAGCATTGACGAATGAGAACTCTAGAAGATATCGAGAAAGAGCTGCAGGACGGATGGTATTTCGAAGCCCTCTATGACATTGTGGCCGCTGACCGAGAAGACGTCACGGACATGTCCTACAGGATGCTTCTGAGTGTCCTGGACAAGGTCGAGTTCAGGGACACCCGCGGTATAGACGGCAATCGCATTCAGGACGCTCAGGAGCTTCGCGCTGATCTGATCGCAGAGGAGGAGCTGGATCACACATCCGTGCGTCCGTTCATGAACGTGTCCCTGCTCGAGGTGATGATCGCCATTGCCCAACGTCTCGGGCAGATCACGGGCGACGAGGACACGGCGTTCTGGTTCTGGGAGATGGTCTCGAATCTGGTGCTCGACGGAATCGACGACACCGAGTTCTGGTCGGACCCGGAGAGCTACGAAGAAGAGATTCTCGATCGTGCTGACGACGTTATCAACATCAACTACGATCGAGACGGTCTAGGTGGCCTGTTCCTTCTCAGAGAGGGGGTGGCGCCTCGGGATATGCGAGACACTGAGCTGTGGTACCAGATGCAGTACTACGCGAACGAGGTGTCTCCCTTGTAAGGAGAACACATGAGCTTTTTCAAAGTGACGGAGTACGAGGACCATAAAACCAAGGTCCGCAAAGTCCGTCCATCATATCGCAACACGTGCCCCGACGACCTGATCATTCGTGGAGGTGCTTTCTACGCGGTATATTTGCCCGAAAAGGGTTTGTGGTCCACCGAGGAATTCGATCTCGTGCATCTGGTCGACAAGACGCTCGAGTCGTATGCCTCGGAGCACGGAAACCCGAAGGTGATGAAGCTCGAGGACCAGGATAGCGGGCAGTACAAGTTGTTCAAGTCCTGGTTGCGCAACATGCCGGACAACCCCCGCGCTATGAACCGCAATATCCTTTTTCGCTCCTCTCCCAAGCGCAAGGAGGACTACGCGACCAAGCGTCTATCCTATGATCCTGTCAATGGCGACTGCAGCGCCTACGACAAGCTCATGGGAACACTCTTCGAGCATTCGGAGAGGCAGAAGCTGGAGTGGGCCGCCGGTTCAATCCTTGCGGGCGACAGCAAGAAGATTCAGAAATTCTTCGTGCTGTACGGTCGCGGCGGCGTCGGTAAGTCCACGTTCTTCAGGATTCTCAACATGCTGTTCGAGGACTACGCGGGGACATTTCAGGCGAAAGCCCTTGGGCAGGCGCAGAACCGTTTCGCTCTAGAACCTCTCAAGTCGAATCCGTTGTTGGCGATCGACGAGGACGGCGACTTGAGTAAGATCGAGGACAACACCCGCCTCAATCAGATCGTCTCTCACGAGAGACAGATCATGGATGAGAAAGGAAAAGGTCTGTATGAGATCGCGTTCGACACGATGCTCTTCGTAGGCACGAACTCGCCGGTGAAGATCACGGACGCGAAATCCGGGGTTATTCGTCGCCTGATCGACGTTCGCCCTTCGGGACAGCTTCTGCCCAGAACTCAGTACGAGCTCTGCATGCAGGAGATATCCGAGACGATCCCCCATATAGCGGAGCGTTGTCTGGAGGTGTATCGCGCACTGGGCCCATGGGCATATGACGCATACAAGCCCGTTGCAATGCGAAGCAGGACCGAGCCGTTGTTCAACTTCGTTCTTGAAATGGAGGACGAGCTGGACCAAACGGACGGAATAACGCTTAAGCGGGCATATTCGCTGTATAAACAGTACTGCGACATGGCGAACATCGAGTATAAGATGCCGATGTACGTCTTCCGCGAGTCGTTGAAGGACTTCTACGACACGTTCAAGGATCGAGATCAACGGAGCGGAATGAATCGACGATCGGTGTACTACGACTTCGACCATGATTCTCTTCGAAACAAGGACGGAATCGTTCAGGAGAAACCCGAAACGTGGTTGAAACTGGATGCGCAGGATTCCTACCTGGACTCCAGGTACGCGGACATGCCGGCGCAGTACGCCACCCCTGATGGCCATCCGGGAAAGCCCTGGGATGACGTCACAAAAACTCTGAAAGAACTGGATACGAGGAGCGAGCATTTTGTCCGTCCACCGGTCAACGAGGTCGTCATCGATTTCGATCTCTCTGAAGGGGGATCCAAATCTCTTGAGCGCAATATTGCAGCCGCAGCTCAGTGGCCTCCTACATACGCTGAGCTCTCACGAAGCGGAGGGGGTATCCACCTCCATTACGTTTACGATGGAGACGTCGACAGACTCCGCAATTTCGTTGAAGACGGAATCGAGTGCAAAGTCTATCGAGGAAAGTCGGCACTCCGCAGGCGTCTCACCAAATGCGGAGGACGACCGACTCTTGCGCGACTTTCCGAAGGGGACCTCCCTCTCAAGGACGAACCTGTGATCTCGGAAACCCGCATGAAGAGCGAGAAGTCCCTGCGCCAACTCATTCTGCGCAACCTTCGTAAAGAGATACATCCCGGAACCAAGCCGAGCGTGGATTTCATTCGCAAGATCCTGGACGATGCGTATTCATCAGATTTGGCGTATGATGTCTCGGACATGCGCAACCAGGTTATGGCGTTCGCGGCATCTAGCACCCATCACGGAGCGTACTGCCTCGAGCAGGTGGCTAAGATGCACTTCCAGTCCGAGAATGACGAGGAATCCGAGAACCCGCCTGTGTCGGACGGAGACCTCATTTTCTTCGACTGCGAGGTATTTCCCAACCTCTTCCTTCTCAACTGGAAGGTCCAGGGAAACGAGAAGGTGGTCCGAATGATCAATCCGGACCCTGAGGAAGTCGAGGCGCTATGTCGGAATCGTCTTGTCGGTTTCAATAACCGAAGGTACGACAATCACATCCTCTACGCACGAATCATCGGGTATTCGAACTACGAGCTCTACAAGCTCTCGAAGAGGATCATCGAGTCCCACGTCAAGGCCGGCTTCGTCGAGGCGTATAATATCTCCTACACGGACGTGTACGATTTCGCGGCGAAGAAGCAGTCCTTGAAGAAGTGGGAGATCGAGCTCGGTCTCAAGCACGATGAGCTCGGTTTCGACTGGGACGAACCGGTGCCTGAGGAGCACTGGGCACGAGTGAGCGAGTACTGCGATAACGATGTCATATCCACGGAGAAAGTGTTCAACCACCTCCACGAGGATTGGGTCGCACGTCAGGTTCTCGCCAAGGTGGCCGGGCTTACGCCGAATCACTCGACTAACGCCCTGACAACCCGAATTATTTTCGGCACGGAGAAGCATCCCCAGCTGGTCTACACGGACTTGAGCGAGATGTTCCCCGGATACAAGTACGAATACGGCAAGTCCACGTACAAGGGCGTGGAAGTCGGCGAAGGAGGTTATGTCTATGCTGAGCCTGGTATTTATCGCGATGTTGCTCTTCTGGATGTTGCATCACTGCATCCTACGTCCATTGAGCAACTCAATCTGTTCGGCGAGTACACGTCGCGCTTTTCGGAGATCAAGATGGCTAGGATCGCCGTCAAACATGGCGATACGGCATCCGCTGCTAGTCTTCTTGGGGGTGCTCTTGGTCCGTACCTGGGATCGAAAGAAGAGCTCTCAGCCCTCGCCTATGCCCTCAAGATCGCCATCAACAGCGTCTACGGACTCACGGCTGCCAAGTTCGACAATCCCTTTCGGGACCCCCGTAACGTCGACAACATCGTCGCGAAACGCGGGGCCCTATTCATGGTCGATCTGAAGGAGGCTGTGCAGGAGCGAGGATTGACGGTCGCTCATATCAAAACCGATTCGATCAAGATTCCTAATGCGACTCCCGAAGACATCCAGTTCGTCATGGACTTCGGCAAGAAGTACGGATACGATTTCGAGCATGAGGCGACATACGATCGCATGTGCCTTGTGAACGATGCGGTGTACATCGCGCATGACGAAACGGGATGGCACGCGACCGGCAAGCAATTCCAGGAGCCCTATGTCTACAAGAAGCTGTTCACCAGAGAGCCCATCGAGTTCGGCGACTACATCCAGGCCAAGTCAGTCACGAGCCGGATGTATCTTGCACCCGATAGTGACGACATCGTACCGGAGGATCTCAAATTCATTGGTCGTGTGGGAACGTTCGTTCCGGTCGTCGAAGGAGGCGGAAGACTTCTACGCGAAACGCGCAGAAAGGACTCCGACGGCCAGGACGTCATATCCTACGGAGCGGTCGCGGGAACCAAGGGATACCTCTGGATGGAGTCAGGGGACGCTCTTCTGACCGGTGCGCGGATAGACCAGCGATATTATGACAAGTTGGCCGAGGATGCCCTGGATCAGATCCGAAAATACGGTGACGAAGAGGTCTTCCGAGCCGTCTGACATTCTATAGTGGGGTCTTCATCGCGAGCTCGACAAAGCCTATAATGGAGACCCCACTATCGAAAGGAAAGACCATGAACAAGAAGCTCGTCAAGATCGCTGTTGCCGCGGTTGTTGCGGGTGCCGTCACAGGCATCTGCCAGGCCGCGTACGACGCTAAGGAAAACGAGACCGATCAGGAGAAGTGACTCCGAATCCGTATCCGTGTACAACGGGTATGGATTATCGTTTTACAGAGAGGAACACATGGAGACTTTCACACGGCGTCTGGATGCCGAGGAGGCGGCGATTCTGCAGGATCATGTTCTCGACATTCTGTCCAAGACGAAGGAGACGCATCTTGGCATTTTAGCAACCCTTGATGAGGAGGTTCCAGAGGTCTACAGCGACTACGAGGACACCATGCTCACAGTGATGCGCAAGGAGATCTCGCGCATCACAGATTGGCTCAAGAACTACTGATAGGAGAACACACTATGGCAAACTACATTCTTCGAAACGCACGCCTGCTGTTCCGTAACTTCTCGGGGGCTCCGAACAAGTTCGGCAACACGGATAGGACGTTCTGCGCTATTCTCCCCCCGGACAAGGAGCGGGCGTTCCGGGAGGAGGGCTTCAACGTCAAGACTCTCAAACCTCGTGACGAAGAGGAGGAGCCCACGCCTTTCGTCCAGGTCAAGGTTCGCTACGGATATCGTCCGCCCAAGGTCACTCTGATCGCAGGTGGCGCGAGGACCCCCTTGACCGAGGACACGATCGGTCAGCTGGACTTCGCGGACATCGAGCAAGCCGACTTGAGTATTCGTCCTTACCACGGTCGGACTCGGGCAGGCATCGAGTTCTGCACCGCATACCTCGACAAGGCGTATATCACGATCGCCACGGACGAGCTCGATGCGATTTACAATCCGCCCGTCCCAGAGGAAGATGAGCCGCCGGAGGAGTGGCGCCGATGATCTTCAAGAAGGACGCTGGGAAAGACAATAGCTTTTGGGCGGCGGCCACAGGCGACCGGGTTATTCTGCCGAATGGGGAAAAACCCAAGCGATCGACCTATGAGCCGACGGGATGGTATCTTCTCAGCACGGATGAGGAGTACTGGCTATATCCTGTAGAGGAGATCGAGCGCATCACCTACACCCCCGGTTCGATACTGAGGGCATATCCCGTGGGGGAGCCTTATGCGATCTACGACAAGTCGAAGTACGATTACGACTTCAGGGATAACGCCATCGTGATCACTGAGATCTCGGACGGCGTCTCGCATCCGCCGTATTATGCCGAAGGCTGGAGCGACGGCGCCGAGGTGATCGACCTCACCGAGCATCTCTCGTTCTGCGCGGGAAACGTCGTGAAGTACGTCTGCCGTGCGGGACGAAAGGATCCGAAGAAGCACATCGAGGATCTGGAGAAGGCTCAGTGGTATCTCAACCGAGAGATCGAAAGAATCAAGGAGCACTGATGCGCTACCCGTCAACCAAGAACCTCGCCGGGTACTATCAGACTCGAGCGGGGGCGGTCGTGAAAGCCGAGAAGCGGAACGGCATGTGGACCGTGCACATCGGATCCCGTGACGTTGTGATCATCAGCGACGACGCGTTCTACTCGCTGTTCTCGGGCATCGTCTGAGGCAGCACTCGAACCCGGGGGTCCTCTGGAGACATTGGGCCCCCGGGTTCATGCGGCAACACACTTTTGTATTACTACAAAGATTGGAACACACAATGACTTACGATGAGATTCTCGAGCGGGTCCAGTACTCGATATCGCAGGCCCAGCGAATGAGCTCGTATTGGTCGGCCACTCTGAACACCGCTCATTTCACGAACGACGTTATCTCGAAGATGGCTCGAGACTCCATGGAGTGCAAGAACCACATTCGGGCCCTCGACAGCCTTGAGGAGGACACTCAGAACCTTCCGCTTCTTGTGGAGGACACAGATGTCTCGGACATTCTAGCACTCGTGTTCCAGACCAGGGATGTCTGGAGCTCCATTCGCACCACTTTGAAGAAGACCTTGAGGGAGACGATCTGAGATGGACCGAATTCGCGTTATCGTCGAGTGGACTCGCATCACCGCCCGTTTCTGGAGGTTGTACGTCAATCCCTGGAACGAGGACCAGACGTTCCTGCGTAACGACTATCGCACAGCCCACGCGTATCTCGAGGAGCTGAAGTCGATCCCCGTTACCCCGGCTCTGATCACCGCCCAGGAGGAGCTCCAGACACTTCTCCACAATCTCGATTGGAAGGTCTCATGATTCTCCGTACCTGCGTCAAGGATGCGCCGGACATCGTGGACGAGATCACTGGACCCGTGACCGTCCTGGACGGCGAGTGGTGCATTCCGGTAACATACCCGAACATGTTCCTCGAAGGGGACATCATAGAGGACGTGGTCCACTACAGCGATAAGCGATGGACCATCACGGAGACCGAGGACGAGATCGAAGCTGTCTGGAAGCACGACCGCACGGAAGAAGCACGCTGATGAGGACCATCGTATTTCACTTGACTCACACAGACCACAACGGTAACTTGCATACCGAGACTCGGCACTGGCAGGAGCGTGAGCACAGCGTTCAGAAGCTCCTGGACATCATGCTCCGCAAGCACCGTCTGCACCGCCCTCGCCTGGTCAACAAGCGCTATGAGCTCGACCGAACCGTCTACCATTACCACGCGGAGCTCTCGGATGACTGAGAGGTGGATCGAGTCCACGTACTACGAGAACACCGAGGTGAGCGATCTCGGCAACATCCGACGGACCTCGGACAAGAAGCCTCGTAACCACCCGATGCGGGTTCGCAATCGCGCCACGACCGCTGAGCCCTGCGTGACTCTGCATCCAATCGGCTATAAGACTCCCGCTGGAGGAAAAGCCTGGCGCACTGTCCCCCTTCGACGAATCGTATGGGAGACATTCAACGAGGAGAAGCTTCCGCGTGGTAAGTTCGTAAAGTCCTTGAACGGGGATGTCGAGGACTGCCGTCTGTCGAATCTCTTCGTCACGTCGCCCCACGAGGTGAAGCGAGCCAAACTCGAGCCGTGGACCATGACTGAGGACTACCGACAATGCTATGAGTGGTTCACTCATTGCGTGAGTCTTGACGGGGTGGTCCGTAAGATCTCTGACGGGTTCAAATACAAGTGGGGAACCACGGGTCAGAATCGAAGGACGCCTTATGTCACCCTATGCAAAGGGAGCACGAGGGTCCACGTCGGTGTTGCCAGACTCATGGCGGACGCCTGGATCCGTCCACTGGATAAGGGGGAGAGGGTTGTCCTGGACGATCCTGACGGCCCCCTCACTCTCGAGAACATCCGGATAATGAACCTGAATGACGCTATGATCTACACGCGAGGCATAGGCCTTGCCAAAGCAATGGGGTACTCGGCGGCGAGTTTCGAGAAGACCCCCGAGAAGCGAAAGTACGAAGCGGCTAAGGCGATTGGAGCAGTCAGTGAGTGGGATGAATACATTTTCGGTTGACGAGTACCTGAGCGGGGGAATCGATGAGACGGTCATCGTGCACCGCCCGACGGGGCGCCTGTGCTGGGACCACGTCACCTGGAGCTGGGGTTGGTCCTCCGATATCTACCGGTACGTCTTGACGATCTGGGATCCGGAAGGCGTCTCGGTCGTCGGGACGCAGCTGTTCGAGAAGGGGAAACACGTCTTCGAGCGCTGCAACGACCCCTCAGTGATCGTGACGGCGATTTGAGCGGCCGCGTTTGGGCTCCCGTGGGCGATGGAAGACGCGTCGAAGTATCGGTCGATGGGGTCTGTCGCACTCGGAACGAGCGATACTACTACCGTGCCTTCGAGAAGGACAACGGTTATCTGGTGGTCAATCTCCCCACCTTGAGCGGAAGTAGGACGTACTACCTGCATCGCGTGGTCTGGGAGGCGTTCAGAGGTCCTCTGAGCCCTGACGAGCACGTGTACCACATCAACGGCGACAAGCGGGATAATCGCCTGGAGAACCTCGCCGTACGCTCCCGTTCAGACGGCGTGCGGCAATCATGGGCCAATCGGAAGGAGGCTTGGACGCAGATGGCTCTTGAACTGGACTCATGGGCGTAATGCTCTGGAGTCACCAGCAAGAGGCCTTGCAGAAGATTACCGACGGGTGCATCCTGAAGGGCGGAGTGGGTTCCGGGAAGTCTCTTACGGCTCTGGCGTATATCGTCGAGTCGTATGAGACCCCCCGGTCCACTTCGCCCTCCGGGGCACCCGCCATGGTTTATATAATTTGCACGGCCAAGAAGAGGAATGACCGCGAATGGCACGATGAGGTCACTCGTATGGGTCTTGAGGAGAGGGGGTACAGTGTCGTCATAGACTCCTGGAACAACATAGCCAAGTACAAGGGCGTGAGGAATGCGTTCTTCGTCTTCGACGAGGCTCGTGGAGGCGGTCAGGGAGCTTGGGGCAGGGCGTTCGTGAAGATAGCCCGCCAGAACCGTTGGATCCTCCTGAGCGCTACGCCCGGGGACGACTGGATGGACTACCTCAACGTGTTTCTCGCGCACGGTTTCTACCGCAACAAGACCGATTTCGTGGAGCAGCACGTCGAGTGGGACCGTTTTGCGAAGTACCCCAAGGTGAAACGTTGGCACAACCAGAGCAAACTCCAGGGTTTCAAGCGCCTCGTGACCGTTTCAATGCCTGATAAGCGCCACACGCGCCGAATTGTCGAGTGGGTGGATGTACCTTATGACAAAATGGCGTTCAAGACCTTGATGAGGGACCGTTTCGATCCTTGGAAGATGGAGCCCATCGAGGATGCAGGAGCATTGTGCTATGCGGCCAGACGCATGGTGAACGACAACGAGGCTCGTATGGAACGCGTGAGAGCCATTCTGAGGCGTTTTAAGCGAGCGATCGTATTCTACTCCTTCGACTACGAGTTAGAGCTTCTACGTGGCTTACACGGCCTCTCAGGGGTATCTGTGAGGGAGTACAACGGGCACAAGCACGAATCCTTGCCAGAGGGGGAGTCGTGGGCGTACTTGGTGAACTACGCGTCGGGTGCCGAGGGGTGGAATTGTGTGACGACGGACTGCATGATTTTCTTCAGTCTGTCGTATTCCTGGCGGCAGACGCAGCAGTGCATGGGACGGATCGACCGTATGAACACCCCGTACACGAACTTGAGGTACTGGTTTCTGTACACGCAGAGTGACATAGATCTCTCTATCCGACGTGCTCAGGGCCGAAAGGAGGTCTTCAACGAGAAATCTTGGGCCATTAGTCGAGCCTGAGCGGTCGTTTGGTTTTGACTACTAGCCCCCCTAGCCACTTTTTGTTTCTGGCTAGGGAGGGCTAGAGGCCACCTCTCGACGCGTCTGGTCCGACAGATTTTGGCTATTTTTGACCTCCCAGACAGATTTTAGACTCCGATTTCAGATTTGGCGGGAGGACTTTTCGTTGGAATCATGCGGTTTTGTACCCCCTAGAAGCCATTTCTTTACTTCTTACTACTTAGAGAATAAGTAAATAAAAAAGAGAGAGAAAAAGAGAAAAATATGCGGGTATAGGGAAAAATACCGTTTTCGGCTAGAATCGTTTACTCCTGTCACACCAGTCACAAATAGTCACACCAGTTACAGGTTACGCCACAGTTTTAACATCTGTAACATCTGTAACATGCTTGGGGTCTTACGCGCTTTGACCCTCCCGATCCAAGATCTTCCATACCCACCATATCGTCTACTCAACATGCACTATAATGAAGGAGGATCATCTCCTATCGATTTACGGGAGTCACCATGCTCGAACGAGACTTCCAGGCCAAGCTCATCAAGGAGATCAAGAACCGGCTTCCGGGCAGTATGGTTTTGAAGAACGACCCGAACTACAAGCAGGGTGTTCCTGATCTTCTCGTTCTCCATCGAGGCCGATGGGCCGCCCTCGAGGTGAAGGCCTCCCCCAAGGCCAAGCACCGTCCGAATCAGGATTGGTATATATCCAAGATGAACGACATGGCCTACGCCGCGTTCATCGACCCATCCAACAAGGAGCACATTCTAGATGAAGTTCAACGATCACTCGAGGCTTGAGGGCGCACACGCATTTCTGAGTGCCAGCAAGTATCACTGGGTGAACTACGACGATGCCAAGTTGATCGAGTCCTACCGCACGGCCCAGGCCGCAGCTATCGGAACTCGACTTCACGCGATGGCCGCCGAGCACATTCGTCTCGGTATGCGCATGCCCCGCAACAAGGTTACGTTCAATGCCTACGTGAACGACGCCATCGGGTATCGCATGACCCCCGAGCAAGTTCTTTACTATTCCCCGAACGTATACGGAACCGCTGACGCCATCCGCTTCTACGAGAATTCCCGATTTCTCAGGATCCACGATCTCAAGACGGGAACGACTCACGTCAGCATGACCCAGCTCAAGATCTATGCGGCGATCTTCTGCCTGGAGTACGACGTCCGCCCCGGCGATATCTCGGCGGAGCTGCGGATCTACCAGAACGACGAGGTGATGATCGAAGAGCCCGATGTTGATGAGCTCGGGCATATCATCGACAAGATCGTTCACTTCAACAAACTTATCGAAGACATCAAGCTCGAGGATGCCTGAGGGCTAGAGCAGGAGGTTCAATGCTTCCGGACGATATTCTCGTTCACTACGGCACCCCACGCCATTCGGGACGGTACCCCTGGGGTTCGGGCAAGGACCCGTACCAGAGCGCCAAAGGCTTCTTCGCCGAGAGGCAGCGCCTTCGCGACCAGGGATTGAGCGACACCGAGATCGCTAGAGGCTGGGGGATGTCTACAACCGAGTTCCGAGCCATTGGGATGCATCTCGGCGAGGAGAAGCGGGCGGGAGACATTTCGCGAGCCGTCCGCATGAAGCAGGCCGGACTTCCGAACACGGTCATCGCCGAGAAGATGGGGATCAACGAATCCTCCGTTCGCAACCTCCTCTCCAAGGACACTCGCGAGATCAAGTCCAGCGTCAATAGGACTGCGGACATTCTGGCGGAGCAGGCCAAGAAGCACAAGTACATCGAGTACGGCGCCGGCGTTGAGCTGAACATGGGCTGCTCCGATGCAACGCTTCGCACGGCGGTAGAGGTTCTCAAGCAGCGCGGGTATGTCACCAACGAGGTCTACATCAAGCAGGCCGGGAGTGATAAGTTCACCACGCTCAAGGTCCTCTCGCCTCCTGGAACGAAGCGCTCCGATCTGATGGCCAACCGCGACAAGATCAGGACTCCCGGTATCGCCGCGGACCTGGATGGTGCGTTCACCACGGGGATCAAGAAGCCTTCGTCCATTTCGTCCAAGCGTGTCAAAGTCCGCTACGACGAGGACGGAGGCACGGACATGGACGGAGTCATTCAAATTCGCCGTGGGGTGAAGGACCTCTCGCTCGGCAACAGCACGTACGCTCAGGTTCGAATTGCTGTGGACGGCACCCATTACCTCAAGGGCATGGCCATGTACAGCGATGACCTGCCCAAAGGTGTGGACGTCGTCTTCAACACGAACAAGAAGAAGGGCACCCCGAAGCTCGGCCCTAAGGATAACACCGTCCTGAAGCCGATGAAGAAGGATCCCGACAATCCGTTCGGCGCCACCATCCGCAAGCAGCTGTACTTCAAAGGCAAGGACGGCAAGCAGAGGCTGTCGGCGATCAACATCGTCAACGACGAGGGGACCTGGGACAAGTGGAGCCAGTCTCTCGCTTCCCAGTTCCTTTCGAAGCAGTCCCCCGTTCTCGCCAAGAAGCAGCTCGCCAAAGTGCGGGAGTCGAAGCAGAAGCAGTACGACGACATCATGAAGCTGACGAACCCGAGCCTTCGGAAGAAGCTGCTCATTTCGTTGGCCGACGATTGCGACTCGGCGTCCGTCCACCTCAAGGCCAAGGCCCTCCCCGGTCAGAGTTCGCAGGTCATTCTTCCTCTCCCCCACATGAAGAAGAACGAGATCTACGCGCCGAACTATCGGGACGGCGAGGTCGTATCGCTAGTTCGTTATCCGCATGGCGGTACTTTCGAGATACCCCAGCTCGTCGTCAACAACCGCAACAAGAAGGCTCGCCGCACCCTGGGGCAGGTGACCGATGCTGTCGGTATTCATCCCAGCGTTGCGGAGAGGCTCAGCGGTGCCGACTTCGACGGGGATAGCGTGGTGGTCATTCCGCATCGCGGCAAGACCAGGATCAAAGCCACCAAGCCGCTGAAAGGACTGGAGGGCTTCGATCCGAAACGGGCGTATCCGAAGTACGACGGTATGAAAGTCATGTCCGACACCCAGACTCAGATGGGCAAGATCAGTAATCTTATCACGGACATGACTATCAAGGGCGCCAGTGAGCAGGAGTTGGCCAGGGCTGTTCGCCACTCCATGGTCGTTATCGACGCGGAGAAGCACCAGCTCAACTATAAGCAGTCCGAGCGCGACAACGGCATCGCCGCTCTCAAGAAGAAGTATCAATCCGGTGGAGCATCCACCCTCATCTCGAGGGCCGGCGGTGATAAGCGCATGCCCAAGCGGAGGGCCCGCTCTGCTCGAGAGGGCGGGGGTATTGATCCGAAGACCGGCAAGAAGGTGTGGGTCGAAACCGGCGAGAGCTATATCGATTCCCGGGGCAAGAAGGTGCTGCGCACCGAGAAAGTCCCCCGTATGGCTCTGACCGATGACGCCTACTCCTTGTCTTCGGGCACCCGGATGGAGAACCTGTATGCTGAGCACGCCAACTCGCTGAAGGCCCTGGCCAATAAAGCGAGGAAGGAAGCCGTGTCGCAGCCCCGGGTCAAGAAGAACCCCCAGGCTGCCCGGCGTTATTCTCGAGAGGTGGCTGAACTCAAGGCCCAGATCAATGTGGCCCGTAAAGCGAAGCCCCTGGAGAGACAGGCCCAGGTTATCGCAAACGGCGTGGTCGATGCCAAGGTACGTTCAAATCCCGACATGTCTTATAAGGACCGGGCCAAAGTAACGGCCATGGCATTAAAGACCGCCCGTCAAAGACTGGGGTACGATAGAAACGCCACCCGTATCCGCCCCACCCCCCTCCAGTACCGGGCCATCCAGGAGGGTGCTGTGTCTCAGTCGATGATTGATCAAATTCTCGAAAGCGCAGATTTGGATCACCTCAAATCCTTGGCCATGCCCAAGCAGACCCAGCCCCTTACGAGGCGCCAGGCGAATCGCATTTCTATTTACAGGAAGAACGGTTCGACCGTCGCCGAGATCGCCGATGCCCTGGGCATCAGTCCTGCTAGAGTTCGAGAGTACCTTTCTGGCGCTGCTACAGTGGTCTAGCCACAGGACTCTGCACACGAAGCTTCTCTGAGCTTGCGTTCCGTTGTTTCCTGATCCTGCAGAGAAGCTCACTCGGGCCTTCACTCCATACAGTGTCTCTGAGAAGGCCTTCTGCACAGGGCCTCTATGGCGGCTCCTTCATAAGGGGTTCTCCGTAGGGGCCCTGTGCACACCTGTCCGTACACACTACTACAGCAGAGGTGGTGCACCCCTACCATGCAGGCTGCTAGGCTCACTACACTGGACAACCCTTACGATCCGTTCGACTCGTTCTACCAATGGTATGAGTGGGACGAGGCACATGGGTACCACACCACCTCCT